ACTTTGTTGACGCATGCGGTTATCAGGCAATCGCGGCTGAAATCGCAGAGACATACAGTGAGTAGCTTTTATTTGGATAGACAAAAAATTGGCGGTGGGAATAGAGGCAGCGTTACACCTATGGCAGGCATACACGCGGCAAAGGTTTTGAGGACGATTGCAGTTAAAAAACTGCTTTTAGGAGCGATCGATGAACAGAAATCTTGAGGATATTATTGATTCGATGGGCGGCATGTGGTGCGCAGTGAGACGGTCGTTTGGCGTAATGTCGGGTAGTATCATGCCACGCATGACAGCAGAAAGGCGTTTGGCCGGTGAACCAACATATCCAGACAGCGACGAGATCGACGCAATAACATACGACAAGCCAGATGAGTGGAAACAAGAAGGCGGGCAACGCATTGTATCGAGCAAAATACTCAGGCACGCGGAAATAATCACCGGTGCGGATTGGTCGGCTGTAACGCTCGCTCTGCATGATAATCGTATTGATCGAGGGCTGGCAGAAGCTGCTTTGGGCAAACGGATAGCGCAGCAAACAGGCTGGCCGCAGCTATATTGCCAATACGTGTGTAAAAGATGGGGCGAAACACGGTTCAAAGATCGTTACAAGGGTGCTGTGAGTATTGAGTACCGAATCCCGTACACGCACAGCGTAGCTGAGTTGATTGAGTTATCTGGAGTGTCTGAGCGCACGGAAATTAAACGCCGAAGCGCGATTGAGACAATACTTATTGATATGTTCAACGCAGCAAAGGAGCGAATCGACCAATGAAAAATCACACAGTTTAATCTGGCTATTGACAGTTGCGGATGATGAACGTATAAATTCGCACAATTTATAACACATGCCCAATGAGGCAAAAAACACTATAAAGCGGCCGTCATGGTCGCTTTTTTTTGGTCTGTAGTATCGAGCGAAAACATCTACTACATATAGCATATACGAGCGTCGCTAGAGTGCAGATCATTATTTTTGGAGCGCGCATGATTACTAAAATCGAGATTGAGCCGGCGAACAATGGATATATCATTGAGGTTGAGAAACGCGAGCGGAAAAAAGGCGGTGTGGGTGCAAATATGACGTACGAGCCACCTCTTAAATCCGAAATCTCTCATGTAGCGACTAAAAAATCGCAGGTGCTCAAACATATCAGCGGATTACTCGATAAAATGAGTAGCGATGCAGATAACGACGGCGACAGCAAAAAAGACAATGACAACGACAACGACTAAAAAACTCGGTCAGCCGACAAAAAAAACGGCTGCAATCTGTAATGAGATATGCAAGAGACTTGCAGACGGTGAGCCATTGGCGCAGATATGCAGGGATAAGAAAATGCCCTGTCCTAATTCGGTTAGAAACTGGATGGAGAAAGACAAGGAGTTAAATGAGGCTATCGCACGCGCGCGAGAGGATGGCGAGGATAAGATTGCAGCAGATTGCTTGGAAATCGCAGACAATGCTACGAACGACTATATGGCTAAGCAGGACGGCGAAGGCGCGACGGCTTACGCACTCAATGGAGAGCATATCCAGAGGTCGAAGCTGCGGATTGAAACTCGGCTTAAATTGTTAGCGAAGTGGAACCCGAAAAAATATGGGGATAGGACAAGTTTGGAGCATACCGGCAAAGATGGCGCGCCGATTGAATTAACCATCACAAAAAAGGTCGTTTAGTCCGTTGGTAAACGTCGCTATCGAGTATCAGGAGGCCAAAGCTTTTGCGATGCTCGACAAGCCCAAACGCTTCAAAGTTTTTTTCGGTGGTCGAGGCGGCGGGAAATCGTGGCAGATAGCGCAGGCTCTATTGATTCGGGGAATGGAACGCAAAACCCGTGTTTTATGTACGCGAGAAATTCAAGGCTCGATTAAAGAATCTGTTTACAAACTGCTGACAGACACGATTGACCGCGTTGGTTTGAGTGACTATTACAAAACACTCGACACAGTGATTCGCGGGCCGAACGGCACAGAGTTTATTTTTGAGGGTTTGCGGCACAACACGACGAAAATCAAATCAATGGAAGGGATTGATGTTGTCTGGGTTGAAGAAGCGGAATGTATCTCCGAAGGCTCGTGGGATTTACTCATCCCAACGATCCGTAAATCTGGCTCAGAAATCTGGGTATCGTTTAACCCTGCGGACGAGCAGGACGACACATATCAGCGATTTGTAGCGCCGCATCTCGATATAATTGACGAGGACGGCTATTACGAGGACGAAACAACATACGTCCGATACATATCGTTTAACGATAACCCTTGGTTCAGTGACGAACTGCGCGCCGAGATGGAAACGTGCAAGCGCAGCAATCCACGCAAATATGAGCACATCTGGCTTGGTAAATGTAATGCCGACTATTCAGACTCAATCATACAGCCAGAGTGGTTTGACGCGGCATTAGACGCTCATATCAAGCTCAAGATTAAACCGTTTGGAGTGACTCAGGCTGGGTTTGACCCAGCAGATGAGGGAACAGACGCAAAAGCAGTGGCTACGCGGCATGGGATATTACTCAATAGCCTCGATAAGTGGACGTCAGGCGATTTAGACGAGGGTGTTGATCGAGCCGTGGACATCGCAAAACGTAATAGATGCAGAATTATGGCGTATGACTCGGTTGGTATTGGTGCCGGCGTGAAGCTTAAACTTAAAAAATGCAACCCGTTTGGCATACAGATCGTACCATTCGGCGGCGCAGATAAAGTGACTGATCCAGATGGTCTATATGAGGATGATCTGCCGAATAGTGAAGTGTTCAGGAACAGGCGCGCTCAATGGTGGTGGTATCTGCGTGATCGGTTCGAGAAAACATATCGAGCGGTGGAAAAGGGTGAGTACATCAACCCTGCTGAACTGATCAGCATTGATTCTGATATGGATTATATCTCTGTACTCAAATCTGAATTATGCCAGGTGCGTCGAAAAAGGGGCGCATCAAGCGCATATATACAAGTTGAGTCTAAGGCGGACATGAAACGGCGTGGGATGAAAAGCCCGAACATGGCTGATGCTGTGGTTTACACATATTTCAGTGACGGGAAAGCGAGCGAGCGCGTTGTTACAGCCCAAGAGATTAATGGAGGATGGACATGATCGGTGGTGTTTTACAAGTCGCATCCGAATCTGATTTACAGCAGCGCGAAAAAGATCAGGCGCAGAGCAACGCGCTCCCTGCCGAACTGGCTCCAGCACTTGTGACACACGTCAAATCACGTTGGGAAGAGGCTCGCACAGCGAAACAGGAGATCACAAGACGGCTATTGGACTGCCAGCGTCGTCGAAATAGCCAATACAGCGATGCCAAGCTGGCTGATATACGCAAAGCTGGCGGCTCAGAAATCTATATGTCGATCACGTCAATCAAATGTCGTGGCGCTGCGGCGTGGATTAAAGACATTCTACTGCCAGCGAGCGACAAAGCTTGGGGTATTGAGCCAACAGTAAAACCAGAGGATGCCGATATTGCACGCCGCATGGCAGAAGCCGCCATTGCGCAGGATGTGCAACAGTTTGTGCAGCAAACAGGTCAATCAGTTGATCAAAGCGAGATTGATGACGCAGTTGAAAAAGTCGCTGCATCGTTTGAGGATGATGCGAGAGACGCCGCAAAAGAGGCGATGGCGAAAATGGAATCGCTGATTGAAGATCAGTTGGAGGAAGGTGGCTGGCAGAAGGCGACAGAAGAAAATATTGATGATTTTGTAACCTATCCGACCGCTTTTATGCGTAAATCGCTGGTGCGTCGGCGTAAAAAAATCGAATGGGTGCAAGGACAGGCCGATTGGCACCCCGAAGTGGTGGAAAAAGAAGTCGAAGAATGGGAGCGGATAAGCCCCTTTGACTGTTACCCAGCCCCAGACGCTAAAGACATCGACAGCGCGCCGTTTATTCAAAAACACCGGTTTACACAGTCACAGCTACGTAAAATGATCGGAGCCTATGGTTATGACTCAGAAGCCATCAAACGTGTATTATCACGCTATAAAACAGGGCTGAGCGATCACTCACAGGACGAATATGCACGCCGAGCGGCTGAAAATCGGCAGGTTATAACGGCGTATCAGTCGGAAACAATCGACGGATTGGAACTGTGGGACGATGTTTCGGGCGAGATGCTTATGGAGTGGGATGCTGGCAAAGGGTTGATGGGTAAACTTGATCCGTACGAAAACTACAGCGTTTCAATCATTTACATCGCAAACGAGGTTATTTCAGCAGAGATCAACAGCGACCCACTTGGACGCAAGCCGTTCGGTAAAGCGTCATTTGAAAACGTGCCCGGCTCTATATGGGGTATCGCGTTGCCTGAGTTATTCAAACATGATCAGGATATGTGTAACAGCGCAGCCCGATCACTTGAAAATAACATGGGGCTATCGTCAGGACCACAGGTTGCATACGATGTTTCGGCACTTCCCGCAGGCTACAATGTCGGCAGCCTTTACCCGTGGAAAACACACCAATTCGACGGCAGTAAAACAAACGGACGTAGCCCCATATCGTTTTTTCAACCACAGTCGAACGCAGCTGAGCTTATGGGTATTTACGAAAAATTCGCAGTGCAGGCAGACGAACACTCAGGTGTACCGCGCTATGCCTACGGCGACTCAAGAGCGTCAGGGGCAGGCGCTACCGCGTCAGGTTTGTCTATGCTTATGAGCAACGCATCAAAGGGGATCAAATCAGCTATCGGGCATTATGACAGGGGCATCATTAAGTATTTAATCACCCTACAGTATAATTGGAATATGATTTATCACCCAGATCAGTCGGTGAAAGGCGATGCAACAGTGGTCGCACGTGGCGCATCTGCATTGCTACACAAAGAGATGCAACAACAACGCAGGGCTGAACTACTCGCAGCGACAAATAACCCAACAGATATGCAGATCATTGGCATCGAAGGCAGGGCTGAATTGTTACGCGAGACGTTTAAGGCGAGCGAAATGGGCGGTATTGTACCAACGGACGAGGAATTACGAAACCGCATGGAACAAGCCCAACAGGCACAGGAGCAGCAGGCTCAGGAGCAACAAGGAGCAGCAGTTGCGCCGACCCGATGAACGCACACTTAAAGCCATTGCGCACCTAAAGTTTCAGCAAGAATTTAGCACTTTTATGGACTGGCTACATGCCAGTCGCGCCGATTTGATTGACGCGTTACCCGCCAAAACAGGCGAGGAGACGGTAAAAATGCAAGGACAGTTACGAGATATGAACGAGATTATCAACACCGTCAACAAGGCGACTGATTATCTCCGCAATCTCAACGATGGGAATACCTAAACAGGCAGGACTCCCGCTCGCAAGCTCGCTTTTTTAAGCTGGCTTTTTTTATGCCTGAAAAACAGTGAACACCGAAAAAACGGCTCACGGAGATGAAGATATGGGTTTACCTAAAAACATTGAGAAAGAATTAAAAGACGCTGAAGAGGATTTCAAGGCTGTTTATCCAGATCGTGTGAAAGCAGACGAAAAGCCTGCAATCACACTCAACGAAAACACGGCTGAGAATGAAAACGAAGCGGAAACGGAAAGAAACGCGGCTCCAGCAGATGTGAATCAGTTTACATCGAATGAGAATACCGACGATCCGGACGGCTACAAACACAGATACGATGTATTAAAAGGCAAATACAATAGCGAAGTGCCAAAATTGCAGGCTCAAATCGCGGAATTGCGACAAGAGATGCAGACGCTCAAAGAGCGCGCGACAAGCGACGAGATAAACAAAACACCTGAACCACTGAGTAGCGAATCCATTGATGATTTGCGCGAGGAGTATGGCGAGGACTTTGTTAATTCGATCACAAACTTGGTGCGGGAATCAATGGGCGATATCCCCAATCGGATTGATGCAGTCGAAACAAACACAGCCGCCACAGCGTTTGACCGCTCATGTGCAGAATTAGACCGCATGAAATCTGGCTGGAGAACGACAAACGATGACCCCGCTTTTCACGCTTGGTTATCAGAGACGGACGAGATGTCCGGCAGCGTCAGGCAAGACCTATTGAGCGAGGCTTTTAACAGCGGCGATCTACAACGTGTAGTGAGATTTTTCAATGCTTTCGAGGCGACCCAAGGCCAATCGCCAGCGGTTCAATCAACCCCTCGAACACAACCCCAACAACGCAGATATATGCCTGATAGTTCAGCTACCGGGCAGCAGCGTGATGCAAAGTTATTCACATCAGCGGAAGTCGATGACTTTTATGCTGATTTAACGCGGGGTAAATACAGAGGACGAGAGAAAGAAGCGGCGGCGATTGAGAGGGAAATATTCGCAGCTAATCGAGAAGGTCGCGTTATCGCGGCATAGAAAACCTGCGGAAAAATCCCTTGGAAATCTTATTTTCTAGGAGATTGTCATGCCAATCGCAGTTGCAAATCCAAACTGGTCGGGTGTTCCACAGGTTCAACGCTCAGGCTCAGTTGTACCAAACCAATTATGGTCGCGCAAACTCATCGCGGCTTTTTATAACAACACAGTCTTTGGCTCAATCGCGTCAACGGACTACGAGGGTAAACGATAATTGCTCTCATTAAATCGCGTGAATTGCTGGGACACCCTTAGGGCATAATGCGCCACAACGTAGCTGGTAACAGCAAGCGTGACGGCTAGAAAAGCATTGTGATTGGGAAATCAGCAGCCAAGCCACCTAGCAATAGGTGGAAGGTTCAACGACTAGGATACGGAGTCCGTAAGGATGGTAAAATCCCAAGAGTGCGCGATATATTCATACGCTTTAGAGATTGAGCGTTATAGGGAAGTGTGCTATCATATCGAGGCAGGAGGTTGATATGAGCGCATATATTGAAATTGATAAGGATTTGTTGGAATCAACATACAAAAAGCTTGGTTCATCCGAGAGGGTGGCGAAGCAGTTTGGTGTATCAAAGAAAACCATCCTAAATAGAATGAAGTCTTTAGGGATAGATAGAAACAAGCGGAAATCAGCAAATCATTTTCAAGAAGATATTATCAGATTAGCTAAGAAAGGATGCACAGTAAAAGAAGCTGCAAAAGAAATTGGCATTTCTGCAAGCTATGCAACCAAACTGGCGGCAAGGTATAATGTGGTTTTCAAGAATGAATATCATGTTGGGTTTATAACAACCCATAATGGCTATCGCATGATTCACATTCCTGATCACCATGAAGCCGACTCAAAAGGTTATGTTAGAGAACACAGATACCTTATGGAGAAGGAATTAGGCCGAAGCCTTTTAGCTAACGAAGTTGTACACCATCTGAACGGCGATAAGTCCGACAACAGATTGAATAATCTGGTTGTCATGGATGCGTCTGATCATGTGCGACTTCACCACACTGGAAAAGAAGGTCGTGGTGCTGATAAAAAACCCAGAAAGAATATAAAGATATAGTCTGAACTTATGGGAAACCATAAGATGTAGGTGATAAACTCGCCTACGGTAACATAATTGGAAATCAAAGATCACGGTGATTTAATCACAATTCGCACAACGCCAAGCATCGCTATTGCGAATTACACCAAAGGTCAAAACCTTGTTTATGAGCAGCCCACTGTTCCAACGGTCGATTTGCTCATTGATCAGGCAAAATCTTTTGCTATTCAGTGTGATGACATTGATAAATTCCAGTCGGATTACGATTTCGTTAACGACTGGACAAATGCGGCAGCAGAAAACATGAAAGTAGCAATCGACACCGATGTACTGGCTTATGTTTCAACAGCCGTTGCATTGACCAATCAGGGCGCTACTGCCGGTGCGGTATCAGGCAGCTTCAATCTTGGTACAGCTTTGGCACCTGTTCAAATCACAGCGGCAAACGTGATTGATATGATTGTTGATCTCGGCACGGTCTTGGACGAGTCAAATGTCCCTGAATCAGGTCGCTGGTTGGTGATGCCTTCATGGGCTACCGGCTTGATCAAAAAATCAGCGATTCGTGATGCTTCTATCACCGGTGGTGATCAGTCACTCTATCGCAACGGCCGTATCGGTATGGTTGATCGTTTTGAGATTTACTCGTCAAACTCAATCGTCCCTGCTGGCTTGAATTATGACCTGATTGCAGGCCATAAGGCTGGTTTGACATTCGCAAGTCAGCTTGTGAAAAACGAATCACTACCGAACCCTAACAGCTTCGGCTCACTGCTTCGCGGCTTGCAGGTTTATGGTCGTCAAGTGGTCAAAGGCGATGCTTTAGCATTAGCAACAGTTATCCGCTAAGGGTAGCACAGTATAAGGGAGGGCGGCTTCGGCTGCCCTTTTTTATTTTAATCAGGAGATAAACAGGCCATGAAAATGTTGAAACATAAAGAAACAGGCGTTCTGTACGGTTACAGCGTCCCAAAATCAGAAATGCCATGTATGGAAACGGTTGAAGTCGATACTGATGGTGTTGTAAACGCAGTTCCAGAAGATGACAAGACTGATGAAAATACGCCCACGGTGGCGCCTACAGGCACCGATGCACGGATGGCTGAAATCATCAAGGCAATTCGAGGCCTCGACCGCAATGTCGCGGAATCATTCACACAGACAGGTAAACCCAAAGTTCCGGCGATTGAAGCGGCTCTTGGTTACGATATCACAGCAACCGAGCGTGATGCTGCGTATAGCGCAATCACGGAATAAATAAACACACACGGCTTCAGGAGTAAGACATGGCAACAGTTTTAGCATCAAACATTATTGGCCGAGCAAGAACTATTTTCCAAGATGACACAGCAGTCCGATGGCCTGACGCGGAATGTCTTGGCTGGCTCAATGATGGGCAGCGTGAGATTGTTATTTTACGTCCTGAAGCCAATGTTGTGAACGCGACGATGGCGCTGGTAGCGGGTACAAAACAAACAATCCCGGCTATTGGTGTGCAGTTGATTGATGTGGTGCGTAACATGACTGGTGTGGGCAATGCTACGGCTGGAGGCGTTGTGCGGCTTGTTGATAGGGAGGTTCTCGACTCAACTATCCCAACATGGCATAGCGATCCAGCAGCGGCGAACGGCGAAGTTCAACATTATATATTTGATGGTCGCGACCCTAAAACTTTCTATGTTTATCCGCAGGCATCTGGTACAAACGGTGTTGAAATTATTTACTCTGCATCCCCAACAGATGTTGTAGGTGCTGGTGTTGGCGGTGTTCTCAATGGCACTGAGGTTATCACACTGGATGGCATTTATGCCAATGCGTTACTGGATTACATCCTTTATCGTGTATACAGCAAAGACGCGGACTATTCAGGCAATGCAAGCCGAGCAGTATCACATTATACCGCATTTAACGCATCGTTAGGGCTGAAAATTAAAAGCGATACAATGATCAACCCCAACAATAACGCTGGTCCTTCTAAGCGGACCGTACCGGACGCACGGTAATCAAGCATGCCGACCACTAACTTTAGCGCATTGCTGCCAGAAGTAAGGCCTGAAATGCCAGATTGCATGGATGCGATAATGATCAACTCCATACGCAAATCAGCTATTCGGTTTTGCGAGCAATCGTATGCGTGGGAAGTTGTTTTAGATTCACTCCTCATGATTGCAAACGTAGCTGAGTACGAGATAGACCAACCTTTAGAGCAGCGCATTATCCGTATTTCTCAGATTATCGGCTCACAAGGGCAACTATTCTTCCAAAGCGAGGCGGATATGGATGCTCGCAATAGGAATTGGCGTATCGCAACAGGGACGACTATTTCCACCCCTGTGATGATTTCACCAACTTTTATGCGCATGTACCCGATACCGGTTGCTTCTGGTGAGAGCATATCCATGAAGGCTATCGTAAAGCCATCGCCCACATCGCTATCAATCGCAACTTATGTTTATGATGATTATTACACTGGCATCGCAGCAGGCGCAAAAGCTGAACTGGCGGCTATGCCTGAAAAATCGTGGAGTAATCCGAATATGGTTCCTTACTATCAAAGCGTATTCAATCATGCCGTAACGGACGCGAAAATGCGGCGCGCAGGTGGTTTTGCAGATGCGAATAGACAGGCAATATATCAAAGGTTTGGAGGGTAAATAATGGCTGCTCCTACAGTAAACGTCACCGCAAATGTGTTTGATCAAGGCGGCAATCCAGTATCGGGCGCATTATTGACTGTCACATTGGATAGGCCAGAGCCAACGTCGATTGGATATGTAACGCCAAAGGTGCAGACATTCACAGCCGACGCGAACGGCATTGCAATCATGTCATTATGGCCGAACGCACTTGGCACTATTTCATCTTCGTATCGCGTGAAGGCGAAAGACCCGACAACGGGGAAAACCCTGTTTAATGTTACCGCAACAGTCCCTAATTCAAACACGCAGCTATCATTGATTGCTGATCAACCATCTTACCCTGGCAAGAGTCAGGGACAGTTGGCTATTGATGCAGCAGTAGCGGCAATAGCACCAGCGGTGGCAGCACAAACTGCTGCTGCGGCCAGTGCCTCAACCGCATCAACAGCGGCTACAAATGCGGCTACAAGCGAAGCAAATGCAGCTACAAGTGCAGCCAATGCAGCAGCATCACAAGCAGCAGCCTCGGCGAGTCAAGCGGCAGCAGCCACATCAGAAACCAATGCAGCGACCTCTGAAACCAATGCGGCGACCAGTGCTGCAAAT